CTTCCTCGATCACCTCGCGTGCCCAACGCGTGTCTGGAGCCCAGACCACGCCAGAGGCAAAAAGGTCCGCCACAGCGTTCAGGCGCACAATTTTATCGTTACCCCGGCTGGGGCTGAACTCTTCCACCGCGATACCGATCGCCCGGAGCTCTTGGATCAGCGGCGCCCCCGCGGCTTTCTTTTCAACAATGAACGCGTCTGGCTCCCACTCTTTATAGTGTTTGAGCGCAATGGCCTTGAGCTCGGGGAACGCCATCCGGTCTTTGAACGCGTCGAGCAAGATTACCTGCGCCTTGTCGCCCTCTTCCTCGTTGTAGAACACGCCCCACGTTGTGCACGCAGAATAGTCAGCGGAGTTCTTTGCTTCAAACGCCGTATCCCAAGACTGGATCACGTAGTCACAGCGCGGCGGGTCTTCACTCTCCCAGATGCGCCAAGACTTGCGCGAGATGATCGCCGCGCTGTTGCTGGTGGGCTGCTGCATGTACTGGGCGTTCCAGTACTGGGGGTCAATGCTGGCCTTGGTAGCTTTCAGCGTAGCCAGTGGCCACTGCTCTGGCCAAAGGCTTTTTTCATTCTCAGTGTCTTCGTGGAGAATTGCGGGGAGTTCGACAATTTCCCAAGGCTCAGCGTCTGGGTTCTTGGCTTGGTAGTCGATCAAGCGCCCGGTCAGGTCCAGCTTGCCCCAGCGCGTCATCACAATGATGATCGCCCCGCCCGGCATCAGTCGCTGCAGCGGGCCCGTCTGGAACCAAGACCACGCAGTGTCGAACGCCAGCCGCGAGTTGGCCTTTACGTCCTGTTCAGAATGTGGATCGTCAATAACGAACAAATCAGCGCCACGTCCAGCCAAAGCACCACCCACGCCAGCAGCATAATACTGACCGCCAGCGGATGTACTCCACTTTCCAGCAGCCTTTTGGTCGTCTGCCACCAGCGTATTGGGGAAAAGTGCATGATAGTCCTCGTCAGCCAGTAAATTTCGCACGCGTCGGCCAAAGTCTTCAGACAGACCCGCCGTGTGCGTGCCCATGATGATCTTCTTCTGGGGGAAATTGCCCAAGAAAAACGCCGGGAACAGATAAGAGCTGAATTCAGACTTACCCATACGCGGCGCGATGTTGATGATGACCCGCTTTTTGGTCCCGGCGATCACTTCTGAGAAGATTTTGGCCAGCTTTCTGTGGTGCGGCCCGATCTTGAACCCCGGATACACGCTCTTGGCAAACTCGATCATGTCCGTTCGGGCCAAGTTTTTCTGCTTGTGCTCCTGCGCCTTGTCCAAAAGCTCCAGCGCCTCCAGCTTTTCAGCGGGAGACAGCTTGCCAAGGTTCTTAAACAGAACCGCAGCTTGCTCAGGCGTCAGTGGCGGGTTCTGCGTCATCGGTTTGTTCGGGTTTGACTTCGGTGATTTCCACGAGGTCTGTGACATCGGCGTCGGAGACGTCCATGAACTTGGCCAGCTTCTCTTTTAGGCGCTGGTCGATCTCTTCTTCGGTCATGTCGGTCTTCTTGACCTCGATCTTCTCCGTGAAGAGGCCCACTTCCGTGACCTTGCCCAGCAACCCAAGGGCTTTGAGCCGGATATTGGCGTTGGGGCTTTCGCATTCTTCGAGCAACTTGGCCACTGCGTACCCACGCAGCTCCTTGGCCTGATGCACAAACTCCCAGTCGTAGGCGGTCAACATCCCCACAAGGTGGCGCACAGCCGCAGGGGTCTCGATCTTGGCAACCAAGTCGTGTTGTTCTTTGATGGGGGAGGCGGTTGTCAGCGCCGAGAAAGTTTGACGGGCCTGTTGCTTTTCCAGCTCAGACACTGTGGTCTCAGCGTCAGGCGCTCCCATGTCCTTTAACCAGTCGTTGGTACTGATCTTGCCGTTGAGATGTTCAGCGGGCGCAAGTTTCTCCGCCGGAGCGGGCGCCTGTGATTTGGGCAAAACTTCGGGGTCGAAGTCTAGGAGGTGGTCTAACATTTGTCCTGACGGAGTTGCGGGTTGCTGTCCCGATGAGCTGAGTATATACTTACTTCCGGCTTTGATGCAACTTCGGTTGGTTCATTGCTTCTCCTTGGGTTGAGAGACCCCTTAAGCCCCGGCCACAAACCGGGGCTTTTTTTCGCCCCTGTTTTTTCAAAATTTTTTAAAAAATTTTTGGGCTGGGGTGTGTTGTCAAAGTTTAGACAAAGCTGTATTGGGATTTTTAAAATATTACTTAGGTATTACAGAAGTAGTGGGAGCGGGTGAGAAACAGTGTTCATACGGAGCGGCCAGTGCTGCCCATACAGGGCTTGGTGGGGGTACGGTGGGGTCGCCGCCCAGCCAAAACCGCCCCGAACACCCTCGATTTTCACCCCCATTCGTACAGTAGAGGCATCGGTTAGGGAATGAGCCCAGCCGATACATCAACCTACTGGAGAAACTTCCATGAAACTCTCGATTCAACAATTCGCTTTCAACACCGGCGCAATGAGCCGCAAAGTGCGTGAGGCCGCAGACCCATTCCACGCCGCCTATGTGGGGGCAACGCCTGAGCAACGCAAAGACCTGCGCCAACGCTGGATGCTTGGCCACCTTGAGGGTCAAGGCTTCAAGGGCGCAGAGAGAATTCTCTCTGAGGGCAAAGGCGCTGGCGCCAAGCCTGAGCACATCAAGGCCATCGACCGCGCCAGCGCCGATTTCCGCTACATGGTGATTCGCCCCGAGGCCAAAGCCGCCGAGCCAGTCAAGTCGATGCGCGTGGCCAAAGACCTGCGTGCCTTGGCCGAGGCTTATCTGGCCAACTTTGAGAACGCCGCCGAAGCCATCAAGGTCTTGCGTGCCGTGGCCAAGTAATTGCGAATGATTCTCAGAGAGATTTCTCTCTCGAACTCAGCGGGCGAGGCTGGCCCGCTGTTCCATCCCGTGTCAAAAGCCAAAACTTTAAGGAGAAACTTCCATGCACACAATCCGCACCCACTTCGGTGGCCTTGATGTAGGCGACTCGTTCATCTACCAACACTATGTCTTTAAAAAGATCAGCGCATTTCACGCCGTGAACGGTCACACCATGCGTACAACCAAGTTCAAGCTCGACCAACTGGTCGAAGTCACACCCAACTGAAGGAGACAGCCATGCGTAACACCAAGCAACCAACGATTGAGACCATCACCCAATGGCGTGACCAAGCTGGCGCACTCTGGTGCGCTCAGGTCTACTACCCCAACGGCAAGCGTGACCCCTACACCATCCACCTCGTGAGCAAGGTAGGCACGACCATCAGCATCCCCTGTGCATCTGTCTCTCAGCTCTGGCACGAGGTCGGCATCCGCCAGCAACAGGCACTGCCCGGCTTCTGAGAGAGACAGTTCTCTCTGACACCACTAAAGTACCCAGTTTTGGGGGCTGTCCGAACTGTCCACTTACTTTCACACATTAAGGCAAAGCGTGGACAGCCGCAAACCCGCATGGTTGCGTGGCTCCAAGAAAACTGTCCTCTCTTTCTATATATATTTATATAGATATAGATAAGAAGAAGAACTTTTATATGTTGGCAGGTATCCACACATACACACATATATAAAATTAAAGGTGAAGCGTGTTCGTTTTTTATTTTGGCAAGACAATTAGGACAGTTCCCCTGTAAACCCAGTAACCATGCGGGCTCTGGGCCGTCCGACCATTGCGTTAATGTGTGAAAAAAACTGGACAGTTCTGGCACGACTGGTACAATTCGTAATTTTAAGGAGTAAAAGTATGGAAGAAAACATTCAACCCGCTTGGTTGGCCATGAGTGCGTCCCGTTTGGAGCGCCATTTGGTTGAGCACAAGTACCCTGTCCCCGTGATGCACGACATCCTTCAGTCGGTGCGGCTTATCAAGGCGCGTCAACGCAAGGCGAAAATCAAAGCCACTGTGTCGCACCAACTGTGGGGCGACATCCTAAGTGCCGCACGACCGGAGCTTGGTGGGGTACGCACCATGAAAGCGCAGGTTAAAAGCCAAGACGCTGAGTTCGGCAACGAAATGACAGCGATCAAGTACAAGGCGCTTTGTGCGTATGAGGATGTGCTGGTCGCCGTGATTGCAAAGCTGGTCAAGGTGCAAAAGGCAGGCGAGTTTGCGCCGGGGCAGTTCGTGGCCTACATCAAGGAGCAAACAGGGCGTGTCATCCCCAACAACGGCGAGCACTGGTCGGACTATGTGAGCGAAAAAGAAAAGCGGTATGTGCGTGACCTGTTTGAGGCCACACCCAACCCGACCAGAGGTAAACGCAAAGTTCCATTCGAGCGGCGCATATCCCCCGATGTCCACATCATCCAACGCTCGTTCCTTGTGGGCCAGATGAAGAAAGCACAGGACGACCTTGACTCAGAGCGCAGTGTCGCCACCACCCCGGAGGCGATTGCCGAACTGGATGCCCGAGAGATGGACTTGCAACGGGCGTACCTTGCGATGGACAAACTAAAGCCGAGAACCCCCCTGCCTGCACGATGGCAAGGGCTACTCAATATGTGAACGAGAGAGAAATCTCTCTGACTTGGCTGTGCTACGCCGCCCACACAGCCGAGCCTACCCTGAACGGGCGGCATCTGAAACTGGAGAAGCAAATGAAAACACTGAATGAACTGCGGGCCTTCTGCGAGGGCTACCGCTTGGCGCTGATTGTCGAGCGTAACTTTCACAGCGAAACGCTGGCCTCGGCCGATGACTGGGTTGTGTGGGATGAGTACGACATCAACTTCGCTGGCGCTGACTACTCAAGCCATGCCAAAACGAACAGCACCCTGCGCGTTGATGTCTACAAAGCAGGCTGGACGGACAGCATAGGCGAGCCCATCCACTCATTCACAGTTTGGGGAGAAACAGAATGACTGTATTGACCGGACACCAGATCGAGGCGGCTCGCCTCTTAACCCTGCGACAGATGCTCAAGCTCGAACTCAAGGGGCTGAGCAAATCCCGTGGGCCAACTGCATACAGCACGCTCAAGATGCTGGGATGGAAAGGCACGAGAGAGAAAGTTCTCTCTGACCTGAACGAGTGGCGTGACAACTTACTTAACCAAGGAGAAGTGAAATGAAAGCAATCGACATGACACACGGCCAACGACTGGCCGCCGCATTACTGATGGAGAAGCAAGGCGGTAGCTTCGCAGGGCATATCGCCAGAGCGTTCTATGTGGCCGACTCGCACAACGCAAAGCTACTGCTCACTGCGTTCGATGAGTTGTTCTGTAAGTTTTATCAACTGCACTGTGCTTACATGGAGCACCTCACACAAGGAGAAGACGCATGACGCACTACATCGCTGAGTATGACGACTCAGACATACAAGACCTCATTGAGGAACGCCGCGCTCAACGCCGGTACTACCGGCAACTGGGCAACCACCCTGACCCACGAGACCCCGACTACCCAGAGATGGATGACGATGAAGGAGAAGACGAATGACTGAGAACAACTACCACTTCTACGCATCAAGCGTAGCGCAATGGGCAACAACCAACGAGGCGCGTGACCTGCCTGCACTGCTCGAACTGATGGACAAGGACGGCTATCCGTACAACTTGTTCAGGGTTCCTGTACCGCACACATCCGACTACGAGATCAGGATGTACCAGCCCCAAGTCGAGGGCGTTGAGTGGCTTGGCACATTCACAGTACCCAAGAAGAAAGGACGCAAATGAACTACGACCTCGACACCAAGGACGGCATGAACAATGCAGTCAAGTGGACAAGCACGATGTTCGACACCGTTAATGATGGCGGTGTATGGGTGGTGCCGCGTTCAATGACGATGGTGCGTATCAACAAGAAAGACAAACTGGCAACGATAGTCGTTGGCTTTGCACCCGACCCATCCATACGCCGTGTCATCGAGGCTATGGGCTGGACTGTTGTCGTTGAGTGAGATCAAGAGAGACATTCTCTCTGACGCCTTGATGGGTGGCGACCATACCCATCATTCCAAACTTGAAACTAAGGAGAAAGCAAAATGCCTACATGGAAATCATCAACCGAAGCATATGACTTCGTGGAGAAAGTGTTCTTAACTGCCGCTCGCATCGTGGCCGATGGGGGTTACGAGTCTGTGCTCAGACCTACTGGCCCACGCAGTTTCGTTCGTGACTGGAGACAAGTATTCGAGGGCCGCGAGTGGTTCCGTCAGCAAATGCAACGCCATCGTCTGCACCCTGCTGTGTATGACATGATGGTCAAGCAACGCTATCAACCCACCAACTGGCAACAGATGTTGCTTGAGTGGCCACACAAAGCGATCACTGACCCCAACCGATTGGCCTACACACGGGACGAGCGCAGTGCTATGCACAACGGCGACAGCGACATCAAAGCTGTCGTGACCACGATCGGTAAGTATCTGACGCGCCACTTCCCAGATGCGCCAGACAACATCATCCGTGACCTTGCCGCGCAGTACACCTACGGCGGCACAACTGTTATCACCAACAACTTGGAGCTGATGGTTCGTGCAGTTAACCGAGGCCCACGCTCTTGCATGAGCAGTGACTTCAACATCTCGTGCGATGACGGCAAGCATCGCCACCCCTATGCGGTGTACGACCCATCGCTTGGCTGGGGTATGGCTGTGCGTACTGGTGATGACGGCGAGGTGCTGGGTCGTTGCCTTGTGCATGACAGCGATAACGGCAAGGGGTTTGTGCGCTCATACAAACGAGAGCGTGACGAGATGTCTCACTCCGGTGCGGACGAGGCCATCGAGTCGTATCTCAAGTCGCTGGGTTACAGCAAGTGGTCTGGCTGGCCTGACCATGTACGCTTGATGCGCTACCCTCTGCGCCGTAGCGGGTTCTTGATGCCCTACATTGACGGCAACTGTCAGTATGTCGAGGAGCATGGTGACGATCTGTTCTGCATCACCGACTACGACGGCTGGGAGGCGACCAACACAAGCGGCATGATTAACGGCCACGAGCATACCTGTGATGACTGCGGCGCTGGGTTTGACGATGACGAGGGTGCATATACTGGCGTATGTGAGGACAACCATGTGTGCAGTCACTGCCTTGAGAACGACTACATCTACGCATACAGCCGCCGGGGCAATCAGTACTACATCCGCAATGACGATACGGTCTATGTTAACGACGAGTACTACGACATCAACTATCTTGACGACAACGACATCGTGGAGTTGCATGACGGCGAGTACGAGCACCGTGACAACACTGTGTTCATCGAGTCCAGTGACGAGTACTACCATGTTGACGATGACGACATCTGCTACGCCGAGGACACTGGCCGGTACGAGTTGCGTGAGGACTGCTGGTGCTGCTCTGAGTCAGGCAACTACTACACCGATGACGAGGAGAGCGTAGAGGTTGACGGCGACCTGTACCACCCCGACCATGCGCCTGAGCAAGAGACCAACGACGAAACCAACTGAAGGAGAAACATCCATGAACAAACACACTATCCTGTACAAGACCTTGGCTCGTGCGCTCTCGATGATGCGCCCACACAACAGCGAGGGAACCAAACGCCTGACCAACTGGTTGGAAGAACGCGCCCCTGCTCACGCCAAGATTCACCGCGATGCGGCTGGCAACCTGCACATCGACACACGCATCAGTGTAGAGAACCGCACGCTGTTCGTAGCCCATGTGGACACTGTGCACCGCAAGGAAGGCCCCAACAAGATCAGGCAGACCACGACACACTGGCACGCTGACGGCGCACCTCTGGGTGCAGACGATGGCGCTGGTGTTGCGATGCTCATGCACCTGCTTCACGCTGGTGTTGATGCGTATTATGTGTTCACCCAAGGTGAGGAGTGCGGCGGTATCGGTGCGACACATCTTGCTGATACCCAGAGAGACCTTCTCTCTGAGTTCGACCGCGCTATTGCCTTTGATCGCAGGGGTATCGACAGCGTTATCACGCACCAAGGTCGTGGGCGTTGCTGCTCTGATGTGTTTGCCGATGCCCTCAGTGCCGCGCTCAACGCCGACGATACCCTGATGTATCTGCCCGACAACACAGGGGTGTACACCGACACGGCTGAGTTCATCGACATCATCCCCGAGTGCACCAACATCAGCGTGGGTTACTACTCTGAGCACAGCGAGAAGGAGTCGCTTGACATCATCCACCTGCAAGCACTGGCCGAGCGCGTAGCACGCATCGACTGGGACAGCCTGCCCACTGACCGTGACCCGACTGTGGTTGAGCGTATCGACTACTCCTCTTGGTACACCGCGTCTTCGACGGGTGTCAACTCTTTTGCCGCTGGGGATGGTTACCATCACCTGAGCAGTGATGACTACGACTGGGACTTTGAGTCATACACCCTTGAGCTTCAAGAGGCTCTGTACGATGCGCAGGCAGGTTCTAAGCAGTGGCTGATCGAACTTATGTGCGAGTCCGTGTGGCCCGAAGACCCAGAGATGGCTGAGCGCATGATCGACCGCAACAGGATCAACGAGCAGGTGCTGGCCGAAGCACTCAAGGCCTGCAACACATACGACCCCACAGTCGTGCTCGCCACAATTTTTGACCAAGCCTATTCGGCATAACCCAAGGAGAACGAAATGGCCGACATAACCATGTGCAAAGACCGCGCCTGCCCCGACAGGGGCGACTGCTACAGGGCGCAAGCCCCTGTGAGCCAGTACCGACAGGCGTACTTCACGACATCCCCACGCGACGGCGAGAAGTGCACCCACTACTGGCCGCTGTCCGACAAAATCAACCGCAACCCAAAGGAGAATGAAGATGAAAAGTAAAGCAGCAAGGGCCTGCGCCGTCATGCAGGCAGTAGCAATGGTGAAGGACTACGACCACGCAGTCACGATCTACGATGCGCTGGCCAAGTCGTTCGGCTCGATCAACACGGTGCTGGAGTTCTATGACACGGAGCGATGGATTACCTTCGACGACATGGACGACGCTGAGTATTGGGAAATGATCGAGGACAACGCGCTGAACTTCGACGCGGCAGTTAAACACTTTGGAGAAAACAAATGACTCGCAAATACACAGGCCCAGCTAAGCCTATCCCAACGCACATCGAGATCGTCAGCGACAAAGCTGAGCGCATCATCTTCTTACTGCTCGCCATTTATTTGGCAGTAGTTTTGTATGTAGAGTGAGTACCAAGTTAGACAGGTGGGAGCGGATAAAAATATCTGTTGACATCTGTCTAACGCTGGACAAATAATGCCAACCCCAAGGAGAAAACTATGATCTCAAACCTCAAGAAAACAACGCCCATGATTCCCGTGGGCCATCCCGAATTCAAATGGTCATCCGGCGCTGATGTGCAAACCACATGGCGCAAGTACGGATGGGTGCCACCATCTGAACTTCGCACAACACCCCTACCACCACAGACCAAGGTCGAACCTGCGTTCGTTACTTTGCGCCGCTTTAAATAAACGAAGGGCACACTGTGAGCGCAAAAAGAGAATACCTGTGGGAAGTGTTTAGCACCTTACCGCAGAACCCCAAGCTCGTTGAGGCGGCACTTATTTTTTATCACGCTGAAGTGCCTGCCGCACAAGCCCGCGAGTACATCACCATACTGGCAAAGAAAATCAATTCGCAACCAAAGGAGAATCAACATGCCTGACATCAAAACCGCATTAGCAAAAGCACTCAACGAGTGGACAGCAGACGACACTGCGCACAACCCCGCACCTACCCCGGCCAAGCCGTACTTCACTGTGACCAACAACGTGTGTCGCGTGACCTTTGAGTATGTGCGAGACAACCGCAACAAGACCCGCGTTGAAGTGGCAAAGGAGCTTGCCGCAAAGGGCTACAAGACTGGCTCTGTATCGTCACTGCTTGGCCAGATGATTAAGCAAGGGCTCATCAGTGAAGTCTCTGGCTTCCTCCAAGCCAACGCCGACACATACGTACCGCTCAAGTCCAACAAGGTGTTCAAGTCTATGCAAGCCAAAGCACAGGCCAAGCCTGAGCGCAAGAAGGTCACCCTCATCAACACACGCACAGGGGAAGTCATCAACCCCAAGCCATCGGCAGGCATCGCCGCATTACCTACCAAGGCCGCGCCCAAGGTCGAAGCTGCACCACAGATCAACCGTTCATGGGATGCCGAGACTTTGCTCAATCACTTGAGCATCAAGCAAGCCCGTGCCCTGTACGATGAGCTGCGCAAAATCTTTGGAGGTTGAGATGACTTGGCCGTTCCCACCACCCACTGGCCCTGTGCCGTGGACACCAGAGCAGCTCAAGCTGTATGAGAAACAAAAGCGCGAGAGCGCAGGAGAAGCATTGTTATGAGACACATACTCTTAACGACTGCACTACTTTGTAGTGGCGCACACGCGCAGTTCTTCACGGGCAACGACTTGCTGACTCGCCTTAACTCAGACATACCGGTTGATCGTGGTCTTGGCATGGGGTTCATCATGGGCGTGTATGACGCAACACTGACGATTGAGCACTGCCCACCAAACAACGTGACCGCAGGGCAGGTCAGGGACATGGTTGCAAAAAACCTATACAGCGGAGCCGCCGCCCGACACCTACCCGCTGAAGCGTTTATCACCTACACACTCGGGGCCGCATGGCCCTGCCCCAAGAAAGGAAAGGGCGTATGAACAACGTAACAGCCCTGCCGGGTGCAGTGGTGCCAACTGATGAGCCCAACGAGGGCTTGATCGCGGCGCTTAAAGATATTCTGGCTGACGCTGAGTCAGGGCGCTTGCAGTCGTTCTTTGCGGCTGGCTTCTTGTCCGATGGCTTGCGCATGTCCTGCGTACTGGGCGACCACTCCAACGTCTACGAAGTCGTTGGCTCTATCGAAATGCTGAAGCAAGACTACATCAACAGTTACACGGAGAGATTATGACCTGCGAAAAATGTGCTTACTTGGAAATCCACGACGCCGTGGTGAAAGACAACGACCGCGCACTTGATTTACTGCGCCGCGCAGAGACAGAGATGCGCTATGCCGGGTGGGCTAAGTACGAGTCCGACAACAGCGCACGCAACGGCGTGTACGAACAGATCAAACAGTTTTTGGAGAAACCGTAATGAGCAGATTTAAAGCAAAGGTAACTGAGGTCTCCATCTACATGGACGAGGACTTCTTTATCACGACAGTATCAATGCCAGACAAAGGCTTGGGCGCTACGCATGACGAAGCGCAGATAGGTGACTTGCACATGAGCCTGTTCAGTGCTGAGGAGTGGGACGAAGTAAGCAAGCTGATCGCCCAAGCTGTGGCGACAGTCACAGAAACAACCAAGGAGAAAACATGATTGACCCCAAGAAATTGCAGTACTACACGATGTGCCACCGCATGCGCGGGTATGCCGAAGGGCTGGATGAAGACCGCCATGAGCACCTTGTTTACATGTTGATGAAGGCCTCCGAAATGCTGGAGGAAGCATGGGATGAGTACCAACTGACACTGCCGCCAGAGCAACGCGTGGGGGAATACAAATGACTAAAGACGAAGAATTGGCAATGGACTTGGCGCTGGAAGCGTTGGAATACATCCACGAAGGCGCTAACAATCAAGGGCCACACACTGGCATTTCGTGGCGATGCGTAGCTGTTAAAGCTGAACCCGCAATTAAGGCCATCAAGCAAGCCCGTGCCCTCGACAAGATGGCAGAGAACGCCAGAGAGTTGGGGCTGGACTATGAGCCTTGGAATCCAAACGACACAGCGCATCGGCCCGGAGGTCTGCCGCAGGACTTCATCAAGCATGAAGTCGAGAACGAGGGCGATTGGTCAGAGTGGGTCAACCCAAACTCAGAGCAATACTTCATGAAATGCTGCGACTGCGGACTGGTTCACGAGATGCAGTTCAAAGTTGCCAAGTATTCCGAAGGGGATGAGTGCGAGTTTGTTGCCGATGCTGATCTACAAGCCGTATTCAGGGCGCGAAGAGCCACTCCACCCGCAGCAGTTGTAAACCAGCAGTTGACTACTGAACCCGCAACACCTGTTCAGGAGCCTGTGGCAAACATCCGAACGTGGCACAAGAA